TACGCCATTAGTAAAAAAGATAGATGCATTGCCCAGAAACAGAGGAACTACTTATAAAATAGATAACGGCTACAAACAAACTTGGGAAATATTAAAAACATTATGAAACTTATAGCACACAGAGGAAATATGAACGGGCCATCTGCATTAGAAAATCATCCTGATCATATAAGAGAAGCATTACAAGCGGGCTTTGATGTAGAAATTGATGTGTGGGTAGTCGACGGAGAGATATTTTATGGACATGATGAACCTCAGTATAAAGGAACATTACTAGACTTAAATAAAAGATGCTGGTTACATTGCAAAAATATAGATGCATTGCGTTTCTTTGGTGGAATAGAATTAAATGAAACAAATTCGTTTTGGCATGAGAATGATGATTATACTTTAACAAACAAAAAGTATATATGGACAAACATAGGCAAAGAACTTTCAGGACGTAGTATTATGGTTATGCCTGAAGTTGATGACGAATCATTGCAGAATACAATAGACGTAAAATGTGCGGGCATCTGTAGTGATTACGTACAAAAGATTAAAGTGATGAGAGGATGAGATTAGTAGGTTGTGGTGATAGTTGGTGTTGGGGTGCAGAGTTAGTAGACCCTGCTATAGATCCAGAACCAATTATGAATTTGCCCGGGGGCGGATTTGAACGACAAAGCATACCAGAGAACATAGAATATAGATTAAAGAATAGATACATTAATCGTCTTGCAGACATGTTATATGATGAAGGAAGACACGTTGAACTAATTGATTTAAGTGATCCATCATTATCAAATGATTCGATAACTAGAAGATTGATAGAATGGTTGTCTACAGAAGGGTATCTTACAGGTAGAGATACTGCGGACTTATTCATATCTATAGGCTGGACTAGTCCTGAACGTAGAGAATTTTATACTAGAAAGCCATGGCGACATAGTGAGACAGGATTTAATGAGCATTATATTCCTTTTGGTCCCTGGAGTATGGATCAAGACCATGAAGGAGATGAAGATTTAAATCAATTCTTTCGATTATATTTTGATAAGTTTTGGTCAGAGTCTGAGTTTATTCATAGACACATTAATCAAGTTTGGCAGATGTCAAAGATATTAGAAATGTATAACATAAAGTTTATTATGCATCAAGCATTTTATCATCACCATGAAAAGATGATATCTCAATGGGACGATGAAGAATATGAAAAGAACTTTCATAAGATTACCCCAGGTGATAAAGCACTTTGGGAAGCAATAGATAACAAATCATTTATACGAGATACGACAGCATGGCAACATATGCTAACTAAAGGAACTGCTGAAGAAGTTTTTATTATTTTTCATCCTAGTGCTAAAGGACACCAACACTGGGCTGAATATTTATATCAACAATGTATAGAGAGTAAGTTATGGTAATCAAAAAGAAAAGTAAAAAGAATCCACAAGTAGGAGACTTAATATATCACGTATGTAAACTTAACGGTAGATTTGAAGGTAAAGTTGTACAGATGTTAGCAATGCAATTTGTTTATGAAACAGTTGATAAGAACAGACGTTTTTGTTTGTTCAGAGAAGATTGGGATTACATAGATGAATTATCGCCCATAAAGAGAAAAACTGTAAAGAAGACTAAAAAGAAAAGACGATGAAGAAAATGAAAAACATTGCTGTAGTGCTGAGAGGACATGTTCGTACATGGCACTTCAATGCGCCAAAAGTATTTGATTTTTATGATGCAATTGCAGACAATGTTGACTATTACTTTATAACTTGGGACATATCTAATACCAAAGGAGTCAAAGAAACATTTGAAAATAGAAATTTAATTAACTTTCAAATTATAAGTTGGGAACTAGAAAATAGTATATTAGAAGGTGATCCAGAAGGCAAATATTATAATGGACATCTTGGTCCTGCTTTTATGAACACACTTATATTACCGTATAAAAGATTACGAGAAAAAGAATTAAATCAAAAATATGATTGTGTATTTGATACTAGACCTGATGTTATGCCAGTCAGACTCAAACATCTTTGGGGAGGTAAATCAGGAACACCTATAGACACAATTGCGCCAGCAAAAGAAACTGTCTATACAACAGGATTAGAAATACATACAAATCTCAGTAGTATTGCACAAGGTAAAGATATTGCTATACAAGATTGGTTCTTATACTGCGATAGTGATACGTTTGAAAAAACAACGTTAAGATATCATTCAGACAAATATGTATATGAACTAGGCAATGGTCCTGGGACACAGATAGAACTAAGAGAATATTATAGTCAAAATGAAATGTCGTTGTGTGTTACCGATTGGGTCAAAGCATATATGATAAGACCCAATGCATTTAAACTTGACTGGAAAGATCAGAGAGATAATGACAAAATAATAGATTCAATACGTGAATGGCCAACATTAGATTCTGAAACAAAAACCAATTTGTGTGAACACTATGGCGTATCTATAAATGATTACAAAGATACACCTTCTATTACTTGTAAGATTTAAGCAACTCGTTTAATATTTTTGACTGCCTATGTCTGACATCTGCTTCCCATGGTAACATTTGATAGTCTTTATAATGTATGTTTTGCAAATCAACTTCATAGGGTAATGTGTCCCATATAAAAATACCGTCATTAGTAATCATCAGTTTGCCTTCATGCATTTGATTGACATGTATTAACTCATGCACTAGAGGAATCATTATATCTTGTACTCGTAACTCTATATTCAACCTTACTAGTTTATTACTTTTGTTATCTAATGTAGAATCTCCATATACATTCTGAGGCATAAATGAGAATTCTATTGTAAGTGTGTCAGGTAAAGTTATCATCTCTGCAACACCATCACAAATTGCACGTGCTACATTGCATTTGTTAGGATCAGTGATGTCTTTTGGAAAGATAAAGTTTAATTGCATAGTACTATTTACTGAATAAATATAGAATATGGCATCACTCACGGACTTTATTGTTAACTGGGGAGAAGTTGTTGAACTTGATTTCCCCAAAATGGACTTGAATAAAGTCAAAGATGTATGTGGTAAACATCCAGGATGGAAAGAATATCAAGCACATAAGCAACCAAACAATAGATTTGGTCTAAGTGTAACAAGTTTAGACGGAGGATTTACTGGTGAGCCTGATTTGTATAGTCTAAGAGAATGGCACAGAATACACGGAGAGTCTTTTACAGAAGGAGACTTTACAACAAGAACAAATATTTGTGCATTGCTTCCTGAGTTAGATGAATTTCTAAACTTTTGGGGCAAGAATTTAGGTAGATCACATTTCTTAAGACTAGATCAAGGTGGATTTTTTCCACCGCATAGAGATAACGGCGCTTTAGTAGCAGTGCCTACTTTTAGAATTCTTGTGCCTATATATAACTTCGGTATAAACGATGTCAAATGGATACAAGAAGAACGTGTGTTGAACTTAGAACTAGGAGCAACATACTTTATCAACACTAGCAGACTACATAGTTTGTTTAGTTTTGTTGACAATTGTTTGATGTTAGTGTTAAACATTAATACAGATGAACATATATTAAATAAAATGGTGAAGAAAGTTGTCGCAATATAAAACAGTTCCTTTTTATAATGATTGGTTAGACATGTCTGGTCTTATTGCCGGTAATGGTAAAGGACATAAACTAAATGTACCGATGAAAACGATACGTGAAATAGAAACTATTAACGATGAAAAGTTAAAGAAATGGAGAATAGAAGCCGCAACGAGATGCCATAAAACACTAGGGCCGTTTCCAGCATTATGTTTTAGTGGCGGTATTGATAGTCAAGCAATGTTGCATTGTTTTGCAGAAGCAGATTTAGAAGCACATGTTATTATTTTTACATTTAAAGACGGCTTAAATGCACATGATGTCGATCATGCTAAATCATACTGTCATACATTTGATATACCTTACAGAGAAATTGAGTTTGATATCATTTCATTCTTAGCCAGAGATAACATGCAAGTAGGGCATCACTATGGTGGACTAAGTCCACAATTTAATACTCACTTTAGATTTGTAGAAATTTTAACTCACATGGGTTACACTGGTGTGTGTTTTGGTGGAGGTGCTCCTGCAAGAGAAGGCGGAGAGTACGGTAGCAACTTAGAAAAAAATGAGATGCACTGGGTCAAATGCCATGATAAATTTCAAATCGCAATGCAAGGTAGTTTCTTATCATTTAGTCCAGAGTTAGCATTAGCATTAGCAGTTTCAACTCCAGAGTCTGGTATGATGCTTACAGAAGATCATGCAGATTGGGAAACATATAAGAAAGTACGTCACGCAAAATATGAACAAAAAGTGATTGGTTACAAACGCATGGGCTTTGATATTATGCAACAACCAACTAAGTATACAGGATTTGAAAAAGTTAAAGAATATTTTGAAGAACAATCAGGTGATGGTTGGGCATTTGAAAGACAATTTAGAGATCCATTAGCAAAAGCACCGGGTGCTAATGCAGACATGAATAAGTATAAATTAGATTTAAGTAAAGATCAAAAAGTATTCTTAGATTCAATCTACTTCAAGCACTTTCCCTCTAGGCCCTGAGCCTCTCCCAGGATTAGCAACTAAGTTAGCGCCTACATATTGTGCTGTTGATTCTTGTTGTGTTGTTACCCACAAACGTTCAAATAAATGTATGTTATATGATTTATACTTGATACCTTCTAGTCTAGGATCTTTATGAGGGTTTAAATGTGATGCAAGTATGCAATAATGTTTTGCAGTTACTTCCCAGTTTCTAATCATATCTTCTTGTTCTATAAATTTCTTTTGAATGTATTCTTCTGATGCCCATTTGTCTATGTCTCCGAAGATTTTAATATCAGTTTCAGGTAAAATATCTGAGTCTAACTCATATACAGGTATCTGTCCTTCACTGATATTGCAATAAAACCACGTATCTTCCCATCTACCCTCATAGTTTATGATATTGGGAAATCCAAATACAGGCCATACAGAAACAGTTTGGCCTGTTTGTAATAATATATCTAAACCGTCGGGTGATCTAGGATCTTTCCAATGTAGATTTTTAGGCCAGTCTGCTTGTTGTGTTCTTATGCTTATGTTATCTTCATACTCATATGGACATTTGTCTACTATACCTCTGTATCTTTCTTTGTATCCTTCATTAAACACAAACTGTATATTATCATACATTTTTGCAAGTTCATAAGCAAAAAGCATACTTCGTTTGCCATGTTCTGCTAAGTTACCATTAAGAATAACTAAATCACATTCAGGTAAATTTAAATCAGCAGGATCGGTAGGCTCATTGAAGCCATAGTTTAAATCATGTATAAGATGCACTTTAAAGGACATATAATTATTTAGACGATAAATAGTAATGTGAAATTAAACTGTGTTTATCCTTGAGTATTCTCTATTAGTGATAAATACAATATAGTTATGCACACAAATTTTGGAGCCCAAACACATGAGTAAATTAAAAGTCACATTTGACAGTGATGTAAATGCTAAGGCGTTTGCTGATAAGTGGAAACTGTCTGCGCCAGAAGGCGTTACACTAGAACTAGAGTGGCATCTAGCAGAAGATGCAATCAAAGATAGTACATGTTCACTAGAACAAAAAGATGAAGATGAACATGAATTTATCGTTAAAGGCGACAAAGCCGTTATCGAGGCACTTGACGGATCTAGTGTAGAAGAAGATTTGGGCAAAGGATTCTTCAGAGTTAAGTCAACTAAAGGTTTAGCATTAGGTGAAGCAGTAGACGGCATTGATATTTCAGATTCTGACGTAGAGTTCTTAGGTACAAGTTCTGTATCTGCTATGGATGTTACTGAAACTGCTGTAGAACCAACTAGTGATGAAGGTCAATGGGCACGTATTAGATGTGCATCTACTTATCGTCCACTTGTATCTTCTTACACAATGAACGATACAACATATGTTCAAAAACCTGAACTATATATTATGGATACAGGTATTGATGAGACTCATCCAGAGTTTCAAGGCTCAGATTTAGAAATTGAAAAATGGTGGTGTGTACCTGGTATTTGGGAAGACGGAGATCAAAGAGGTCACGGAACTTCAGTAGCATCAATGGCTGTAGGTACTAACTTAGGTATTTCAGACAATGTTAAAATTAAAGTGTGTAAAATTGCAGGTAACAAATTAGACGCAGACGGAAACTTAATTGATCCGGGCGAGCCAAGATCAGCATCTGTATTAGAATTAGGTCAAGCATTAGATGCAATTGAAGCAGACGTAGTGGCAGATCCTACTAAGACACGTATTTTAAATGTCTCTTGGGGTGTTGCACGTTCATCATACTTAGATGCTAAATTTCAATCACTTATGGATGCAGGTGTAACAGTAATTGCGGCGGCAGGTAACAGCGGTATTGATGTTGAATTAGTTACTCCAGCAGGTATTGATGATTGTATCACAGTAGGTGCAAGTGACAAATATGATATCCCAGCAGGTTTTAACAATATCTCACCAGGAGATGAAAACTTAACTACAGCGGCAGGTTTATCATTAGATATCTTTGCCCCAGGCGAGTCTGTAATGGTAGCACATACTGCAGGGTCAACTAACCCATATGGTATCACATCTGGTACATCATTCGCGGCTCCGCTAGTCGCAGGTATATGTGGCGTAGTTGGATCAATGACAGAAGGTATGGTAACTGCTAACGAAATGAAACAGACTATCCTCGACACTGCGACTCCAAACGCATTGTTATTTGAAGATACTACATTCAGTGAAAATCAAAACAGATTAGCATATGTATTCACTTCTGATCCTTTAGCAAACTATAAAGACTCAGGTATGGTATCATACTTAGGGGTTGTAAACTCTGTTGAAGACGGTGGAATGATTGTAGACTTGAACTCAAACTTAGACTTTAGTAACTGGTTAAAATTATACCCAGATGACAAGCCTACATATTCAATTACATTTTTAGACCCTGCTATTGAAGCAAAGTACGGTAAACATATGAGTTTAGATACAGATACAGGTGTCTTAACAATTGCAACTGCAAAAGATGTTGTTTTACCAGCAGAAACTAAACTAGAAATGGTAGAGTTTGTTGGACATGGTCAAACAAGCAGAGTCAAATTATCAACTAACACTAACTTTTACTTCCATAGTAATTCATGGAATGACGAGAGTGCTTTAGAAACACTACAATCAGACGTAACACTAGCATTGACTGATGTTAACAGTATTAGTTTCTTTGCATACTGGGCTAGAAACATTAAGTAAAGAGGAAAATCTTATGGATAAAATTTTATCAATTTTTAATTTTGTTAAAGGCTGGGTCGGAGACAGACTTAAAGAACGTACATCTTGGGACGGCGCGGCACTTATTACAGCAGGAGTTTGTTTCTTGTTGTTCAAAGGCATTGCAACTTTAGTTGCTTGGGCCGCTATCGCATACGGTGCATGGACTTTATGGAAAAAAGAATACAGCAAGTAATTAGTCTATTCGCAATCTGCCTCATTGTAGGTTGCACATCATTACCCGAAGAACCAAAAGGCCCCACAGAAATGACAGGGGAGCCCGTCAATATTGTCCTTAAAGGACAAAAAGAAATGTGTGAACGTGAACCTGAATCAATACTTTGTAAAGAGGAAGAAGTAGATGAGTAAGGAAATCGCAGATAAAGTTCACGCATTAGTCGAAAGTAAATTCACTTACTTACATGATGACAAGCAATATATGCAAGCCGAACATTGGACTAGTCATGCTGATGAAGTATTAGCAGGAGAAGACTTCAGTGATGATTGTGATGGTTTTGCTAATACATGTGCAGAATTATTAATCAAAGAAGGCATTGACAAATCAGATGTATCTGTGATATACTGTGTAACTGAAACAGGTGAGGATCATTTAGTTTGTGGTGTTGCTATCGATGGCAAAACATACATCTTAGAAAACAGATATGATAATCCTTATGATTGGAAAAGCAAACCAAAGTATGATTTTAAATACTTTATGAAGTTTGATGATCCTGGACAATGGTTCAAAGTCAGTAACTCGTAACATGGATGCCCAGCAGGCATCAGGATTATGCACTTTCAGGTGGAAAATCTTTTGTTGCGAAGGTACTGCAAATTTCTTACATATCCCAAAGACAGGTGGCACTTGGTTCAGAGAGTTAGTACATGCAACTGGGCCCAATAATCACGTATACCATTTAGATAATATAGACAGTAATATTATGTTTATATTAAGAGATCCAATTGAAAGATTTCTAAGTGCATTAAGACATGTATTTCAACATCGTAAAAGTTTTACAATAGATGATTGTATAACAGAGTACAGAAAACACGGTCATCCTAATCATCATTTGTTTAATACTATCAGTGATACATGGCTTGCTGACTTCAAACAACATGAACATAAAATAATGAGAGTTTTTGATTTTTCAAACCTTAAAGATAGTGTATTACAAATGATGCCGTATTTAGAAAAAGAACCGATAATTAACACACCACTAAATGTGACTAACAACAATTTCATCGGTATAGGTCCAAGTACAATTAATGATGACAATTTAAACTGGATGCAAAACAAATTCAAAAAGGATATAGAATTGTATTCTTATATAAAACAACAACCTTATTTTAGTAGATGTAAATGCGGAGTAATACATGCTTCTGATTCTACTTGTTTTATTGAAGGATGTAAATGTTAGTGACCTAAAATTAGATCATAAATATCTTTATGCTCGTTGATCAATATATCGAAACCGAACCCAATAAACATTGGCAAGACATTGCTCAACCTTTACATGCATATCAATATACAGATGTATATGATGATCATTTCTACAAGACATTAAAGAATACAGTTATAACGTACTTAGATAGACCTGATAAAAGTACATACCTTACTCACGGAACTTCATTTACGCACAGTGGCAAAAACATGCATGTAGTTTCACATAAACAAAATGCAAGAGAACAAGAAGTAGTTTATGATTTAACATTTAAAAAAGATTGGTGGTATCAATCTACAGAATCTGTTATTGATTGGTCTTGGAGTGAATTAGAAAAGACAATTCACCCTGTATTTTTTCATCATCTGAATACATTTAGAAAACAAAAACCACATGATGATAATTGGATACCGTTTCGTTTACATCTAAATTACTTAGACTATCAAAGTTATCTTCACGCACATGCAGACATGGCTGATCAATATTTCAACACTCCTTTAGCAAAGTTTGCAAGAGCCAGATCATTGACATTTTATCTACATGATCATGTAGAAGGTCATGGCGGAGAATTATATTTCTTAAGTGGGTATGTCTATAAGCCGAAACAAAATGAAGCAATATCTATTAATGGCAACGGAGCATTTCATGGTGTAAATTCAAATATGAGTCCAGACAAAAAACCTAGACTAGCATTTACAGTTCGTTGGGCACACAAAGATGATTTATATCTTCCTGGATCACCTGATAAAGCATTGTACAACATAGGAACATATCAATGATAGAAATAAAAAAGATTACGTTTGAAGATACGTTGATATTATGGAAAGAGGGTTTGCCTAATATGTCATTAGAACCATGTAGTGCAATGAGTTGTATGAAAAAAATGGTACTTAATGAGAATGATGAATATAATCAAGTTGATCATTATGACTTAGAAAATCAAAAGTTTACTCCTACATTTTGGGGTGCATTTTATGAAGACAAATTGATAGGATGTAATTCTGGTCATATGACCCTAGATAGATTATATAGATCAAGAGGATTATATGTAAAAGAAGAATACAGAGGTCAACGTGCAGGTCAAAAACTTTTGTTAAAAACTATATCACAAGGTGTGCATGAAAAAGCAATAGGTATTTGGAGTTATCCTAGACGAGAAGCCTGGATAACTTATCACCACGTCGGCTTTTTGCTATCTTCTCACTCTTTTAACTTTGGTTGGGAATCTAATGAAGACGGTCAAGAAAATTCAAGGTGTCTTAGAGTTATAGACTCGGTAGAAGTTAGAAAACTTGAAAATGAAAAAGGAGATATATCTCCCTATTGGCCTGACAAAAAGTAAGTACCGAGCAGAAGAACTGAGATCGTTCCTAAAAATAGTGAAGCAAGGAGGAATGCAAAGATCAATATATTTGAAGCAGTCACATCAATTGGTCCACTCGGCTTACCCAAGCCCATCAGGGCTTTTACTGCATTTTTAATCAAAACAAATATGAGTTAAGTAACATCACTGCTCCCATCATACCCAAGCACATGACTTGAATGATTGCGGGAACTACTACGAACAGTTTCATTACACTGAAGTCTCCCTTCATAAAGAAGTCTTCTTCAAACCAATCTTTCTGTTCTTGTGGTGTTGCGTTTTTCATTATATGTATGCGATTTGAGCCATGCAAACAAACATAGATGACCAAAGCAATGCATAACATAATGCTTCTACTTTTTGATCTATCTTTTTGAAAATGCCTGACTTGTCTATTACTAATTTAATAGTATTCATAATACTCCTGTATGTCTAATCTGTGATTGTTGTACTTGTCTTAATGTTGAATAGATACCTGCCCCACCATTATCCATGATGTGTAAAGATACCATTAACATCGAATAGAAACTTAACCTAATAGTTTTTATCATCATAATATTTCTCTGTGTGTATGTTCATGCTAATGGACTAATAGCCATAATAGAAATACAAAATAGAGTAATCAAGCAAAACAATTCTAACTTGTCCGCTACTCCCTCTTTTTGTCGCCCTGTCATGGTATTACCCTTATAAATGTGATTAATAATAATTTATAACGTGAGGTTATAAATGTTTCGACTCTATTTATCCCTGGAAAACAAAAAGTATATTTTATCCACAAAAAAAGGCGCCAATCGATTGAGAGGCGCCCTATGTTCTTAACTAACTTAGAACGTGTAGATGTAACTTACGTATAAATTATCTTCATCTAAATGTCCTGAGTTATCATCAGCAGAAAATTCTGTCCAACCTACAGATACACGACCTTTCGCCAAATCAAATCCTCTTGAAATTGACCAATGTGTTCCTATGCCTTCTCTGTCGCCATACGCCAGATCAACTACCTTTAAAAGGCCAGTTGAAAATTCTGTGTAGTCTGGTGCTTCGTCTTGTCCCATAAAATGCGACATTGTAACACCGGCTAGGGTTGCAGACAATAATATTTCTTCGCGGTCTAAAGACGAATCGCCTCTATATGCGTAATCTATATAGGCTACGTTAAAACCAATATGTTCCCAGTCTTTTTTAAGACCAATAACAGTATCGATTTCGTGTGTGGCTTTGCCATCACCGAAGTCTACTTCTGATGCCCATACACTTCCATACATACCTAACCATTCTGCATCTAAACTTGCAGAAAGTTGATGGTTACCTATGTGCTGTGACTGACCTCTGAAGATATAGTCTGATGATACGCCAACAGTCCCGCTCATTGTTGGAGCGGCGTTGACACCTGATGCAATACAAACTAGTGATAGTGCTATCACTAATTTTATTACGTTATCGAAATGAGCCGAAATAAGGCCCTTTATGTTTTCTAACATATTTTTCTCCTTTGCATGTAGCAATATTATTATTTATAAGATGGGTTAGTTCTTACTTGCGATGTGTTTTTTTATATTTAGAGATTGTACCGCCTGCGCCTGATTTAGCACGTTTGGAACCACCTGAACTTTTGCCCTTGCGTTTTTTAGCAACAAGGAACACAACGCCGGCAATAATTGCAATTGCTAGTAGTGTTTGAAAATCCATATTGTTTCCTCCATTAGATTTCACTATACGGGGTGCTGAATGCATTCCCGTGTTATTATTTAGTCAAAAAACGGGGTTTTAAATAGTATTATATCTAAAAACCGTATTATTACAATAATTTAGAGCAACTTAATTACATTATAAATAACAAAGAATACATAATATAAGGAGAAATATGACAGAAAAAGTTAATTGGCTGAACGAGATGGTAGAGATGGGTTATGCATACAATAATTACATTGTAGAATTATTTCCAAAGTATGTTGATCAAACATCTAAAGTTTTAGACTTAGGATGCGGTTCAGGTTACGTAGGAAAGAGTTTACATGAAGTAGGATATAGAAACATACATGGTATTGATTACTCTACAGACATGTTAGCAAAAGCAGAAAGCAAAAATATATACATAAGCCTTACTGAAGCAAATTTAAAAAAGCCGATAGACATGATCGATTCAAATGTGATTGATGCAATCATGTGTACTGGCTTCTTTTGTAGAGGACATATGAGAGCAGAAATATTAGATGAAGTGTTTAGAATATTAAACAAAGGTGGACATTTAATTTGTTCTATAGGTACAAACATCTATGAGTCATATGGTTTTGCTGATAAAATATTGCAATTAGAAAAAGACAACATAGTTGTTGTTGATGAAGTTACAGAACCATTCGTTGTGTTACCTGAAAACAATGCTACAGCAGAGTCTAAGATGTGGGTTATTAGAAAATTATAAGTTTTTTACCCGTTTTTTCCTACTAAATCCAAGGATTTAAGTATACTTCTTTATAAATAGCCTGAAATCCACTAAATATTAGTGAGGAAATGCAATAATGCAAATATTTGAGGAGGACTCAATATGAATAATGTAATAGCAATAGTCAATGACTTGGTCAAAGGACTAACTAACATCTTTATGGGCCTATTAGGTCTTGGTGTTTTAGCAGGCATTCTATTCGGTGACCTAATGGGTGTCGATGTTGTCGGCGGATTGCTAAACTTAGTTAACACTCTTGGACAACAAGGGTTAGTTGGACTACTAGTAGCAATCATACTAATTCATTTATTTACGAAAGAGTAAATTTAGAATATTAAAAAGCAGACTTCGGTCTGCTTTTTATTGGCTATTGATCCACGAATGCTTTTTCAATAACGAATTGACCAGGCTCTCTATTTGAGCCTTCAGTCATACCTAATGCTTTGCACCACTCAACAACATCATAGTTGAATTGTAAATTACCACATGCCATAACACGATCATCTGCTTGTATAAATCTTGCATCTATACGTTGATCTCCCTCACCTGTGACTAGTGTAGTGTATTCTAGTTTATCTTTTAGCAACTCATGTAAATCAGGTTCATCTTCAAACGCAGACAGTAATTCATACCAATATGCAAGATCGTCTCTGTTTCTTACACTATGAACTAAATGAATTTTATCATATGATTCTATTAAATCAATATCTCTAATAGTTGACATGAACGGAGCAAGACCTGTTCCTGTTGCTAATAATACGAGTCTTTTGCCGCCTTCTGTAAGAAACGTATTTCTTAATGTACCAGTACATTTAGGAAGCACTAATACTTCATCTCCTACTGACAGTTGACTAATTTGATTTGTTAACGGACCTACATTTTTAATACTGAGAAATTCTAAGTGTTCTGCCCAAGGAGGACTAACAACACTATATGCTCTGATAACTTTTTTGTTATCAACCATCTGACCGATCATAGCAAACTCTCCTGAGTTAAATCTAAATGTATCACTTCTAGTTGTAGTAAAACTAAATGTGCGATCAGACCAATGTTTAATTTCTAATACGTTTTCTGTTAACATGTGATTGGTACCCGAGGCCGGACTTGAACCGGCATGACCGTAAGGTCGAGGGATTTTAAGTCCCTTGTGTCTACCAATTCCACCACTCGGGCAAAACTATTATGACACTGGTGGAGCCGGGCGGGTTCGAACCGCCGACCTTCTGGTTGCAAACCAGACGTTCTCCCAACTGAACTACGGCCCCTAGTCATTTGTATTTGGATCTCCCCACGGAGTAGATTCTTCACATGCATCTTGGGCACACTGTATATACTCTCTATCTCCTTCTGATAAGACAGACCAAAATTTACTAATGGAAAGAGTGTGTTCATAGACTTCATCTGCATGATCTAAATGATAATTGCTTTCCATCCAGGTTTGCAATTGATCCATTCTATCATTAATCTTCTCTGTTAGATTCAAACTATCCCTCTAAAACTGGAGCTACCGGTCCGACTCGAACGGACGACCTACTGATTACAAATCAGTTACTCTACCAACTGAGTTACGGTAGCAATGTCATATATTTATTGAATATTATATCAACCGCAATATTTTTTGTCAACGTATATTTTACCCATTAAATACATATATGGACTTATTATCATTTTCACACGGGCAAACACAAAGCAAACTTTGGTTATGTGATACTATTGAACAGTATATACCAAAAGATGCCGTGGTTGCCATACTTGGATGCTGGTATAATATGTTAGGTTTTATGCTTTTAACTCGTAACCGAGACATGTATCAGCACATCTTAGGTGTAGATATTGACTCAGAGGCGATTAGAGGCGCTGACATTTTGTGTCAGGGCTTTATGTTGGGCAAAAACTCACAAATTAGAAACGTTTGTCAGAACGCAGATACGTATAATTTGCAAGGACATAGAGTTGTTATTAACACTAGTGTAGAGCATATGAAAGACGATTGGTACAACAACGTTGATCCTGGCGCTCTAGTTTGTATTCAATCAAGTGATGTCACTGAACACAGAAAACCGTGGTTAGTAACAAATCCTTGTGTCACATTAGAAGCATTAAAAGAACGATTTCAATTTACTGAACTTTTATTTGCTGAAACAAAATATTTTGATTACGGGAGTGCGAGTTACAATCGTTACATGATCATCGGAAAAAAATAATGTACGATTATGCAGACATTAAGACAGTTCATTTAGAAATTACAGAAAAATGTAATGCGGCATGTCCTATGTGTGCAAGAAATATAAACGGCGGAGAAGATAATCCATGGCTACAAAATGCCGAATTATCTCTCAATGATATTATTACTATATTCCCTACTGAGTTTATTAAACAAATTACGCATATGTATATGTGTGGTAACTACGGAGATCCTATTGTTGCAAAAGATACATTAAGAGTATTCAAATATTTTAGAGAAGTTAATCCAACAATATATTTGAGCATGAATACGAATGGTTCTGCAAGACCTAAACAATGGTGGAAAGAATTAGCAGAAATAATAGGTAACGGATATGTAATTTTTAGCATCGACGGATTAGAAGATACTAATTATTTGTATCGTAAAAACACAATATGGGAAAAGATTATAGAAAACGCAGGATCGTTTATTGATGCCGGTGGAAATGCTCATTGGGAGTATATAGTTTTTGAACACAATGAACATCAGGTAGAAGAGGCCAGAAGACTTGCAGAGCAAATGGGTTTCCAAAAGTTTCAAGTAAAAACATCTAGTAGATTCTTTTCTAGTGTGTCTGGAAGCACTAAGTCATACATCAAAACAATCGACAGACATGGCTCTGAAATCGTCATTAGAGAGCCCAGAGGGGCGGCCTACGACAACTTATACACTAAAGAGATGTCGAGTATAGCCGAAGAAAAAGACATCATATTTCCAACAAAAAAAGAAGATTTATTAGGCAAATTAAACCCAGAATTATTTGATTCTAGGTCTCCTGTACAACAACATTACGACTCTACACCCGTTACTTGCAAAGTAAAAGAAGAAAAAAGTGTATATGTAAGTGCTGAAGGAATACTACAACCTTGCTGTTGGGTAGCAGGTCAAATGTATAATTGGTATCATACGCCTAAAGGTAGTCAGATATGGTCTGTAATTAATGAAGTAGGAAAAGACAAAATCAATGCCCTTAATTATACGATTGAAGAAATTTTAGAGAGTGGATACTTTGATCTGATTGAAGATAGTTGGAGTAAGTCTACATGTAATGACGGTAAACTTCAAGTGTGTGCAAAGACATGTGGATCAAACGATGCCTTTGCACATCAATATATTTAACCTAATAATTCGTCGCCTTCGTCCCAAGCACAACCAGTTAATCCACCTGCTTGTAATGCTTTAAGTGTTCTTAATACTTCATCTGCATTTCTGCCTGTATCTAGTGCATTGATCGATGCATGTTGAATAGTTCTGTCTTTATCAAAGATAAACGTTGCTCTATAACAAACACCTGCTTCTTCATGTACAATACCTAATTCACGTGATAATGCTAGTCCGCAGTCTGCGGCTAGAGTGTGATTGATACCGCCTATCAATGCATTCTCTTTCTTCCATGCAAGTTTACAAAACTCATTGTCGCCTGAGATACCAACAACATTAGCATGTTCTGCTAAAACGTCCATACCAGCAATCTCTGTTGGACAAACAAACGTAAAGTCTTTAGGATAAAAATAAACTACAGACCAATCTTTTTTGTGTGGTGTGTAATTTTCATGTATGTCTACTTGGACAAACTCGTTATTTTCATCAATACCCGGCAATGAGAATGCGGGAAATTTATCGCCTACTGTTTTCAATATGTTCTCCTAAATAAGTTATTGTGTAGTATTTACTTGATTTATAAAGAGTAAAAATATTTTTTGGCGATAGAAGGCATATATACTTATATGTCACAATTTTGTAACATAACTGACACAATAGGTACATATGATAAGATTATACAAAAAATTACATAAAATAATGAAGGCAGGAAGAATCCATAAAGTTTGGAACAGAGTGTGTCCTTTAGAGAATTAAGATTCTTTTAACTTAATCACCGTTTTATTTTCTTTCTTTTTATTCAATAACTGAACTCTACGATTCCTTTGTTGGTTGGAACGCAACCGATTTGAAAACCTACGTCTCTTATTAACTATCTAAGTTTTATAAATTTTGGATCTAGTTTCTCGTAAAAATAATCAGCAACCATACCATTAGCCATTTTGCTCATGTGTCTATAATCTCGGTTGCGATAAAAATAACTCTTACATCTTGGTATAAGTTTTTGTAAAAAGAAATATGCATCACTATCACTTATAAGATCACCTAAATTATTGTGTGCCGCTAATTGATGATAGATTGCTTCTAAAGAAGGCCATCTAGGTGTAGAGTATAATTGATACTCCTGTGTGCATAATAATATAAAAATTTCATAAGGGATATCTTTATATTTAAAATCATAGTCACGCATATATGCATGAGCCTCAGGGAAATGAGAATGCAGGATTTTTTGCATGTCCGGGTCCCAACACCATGGGGGAATAAATGCTATTTCTGATCCCATTGGCCATTCGTATTCTTTTAAGATATGTATCTTTGCTTCAGTTGAATTAGCATCTGCAAGTTGATCTGCTGTTGCACCGCCATGTAAATTAAATAGACAGAATGTGTGTTGTACATCAAAGTACTTTCTCATTTTATCTACAATAAGATGATATGATTCAGGACCTAATCCATCAACTCCACCGTTAAGAATTGGAATATTACATCGTTCTTGTAATTGACTAGGCCAACTATGTTCTAAAGGGCCACCTACGTTCATAGTAAAACTATCACCGATAGCCAAAATGATCTTTGCTTTTTCTCCGTCTACATTTAAGTCTTCGTAATTATAGTCTGCACGAAATCCCCATGAGTTGAACGTGTAGTCAAAATCTCTCTCAGGATGTAGTTCCATATATGAATTGTAGAATGCCATGTGTCTAAACATGTCATCTGATGCACAGTACTTGACAGTTTTGTTTCTAAATTTTAATAGTTGGCGCCACAGAGTTTTAGGTAGACCGAATCCTTTAGGTGTCATGTCCATCTTTTTTCTAAGTTCCTCGATCAAAACTGATCTCTTTAATACGTTGCATAGCCTTCTTATTTATTTCTGCTTTATCTTCATTCGTAAAAATGCGCCAGTTAGCAATTTCATCTATTGTTCTACCACAACCTTGACATACTTGATGTGTTTCAAAATCTAAGTTGCATATTCCTTTGCACGGTGATTTAACAATTTTTGTCTCTGTAATCTTTGACTGCTTGTTTAATGGCATCTTCCGCTAATACCGAGCAATGGATCTTGACTGGAGGGAGTGAGAGTTCTTCCGCGAGTTCAACGTTTTTAATTGCTTCTGCTTGTTCGAGGCTTTTCCCTTTGACCCATTCTGTGAGGAGACTGCTTGATGCAATTGCAGACCCGCACCCATACGTTTTAAACTTAGCATCTTCAATAACTCCTTCGTCATTAACTTTGATTTGCAACCTCATCACGTCTCCGCATGCCGGTGCGCCTACCATTCCCGTACCTATACCGTCTTCGTTAGGATCCCATTTGCCAACATTACGAGGATTTTCATAATGATCGATTACTTTATCACTATAAGCCATGAGTACCAACTCTCGTTGATACTACGTTGATAGTCTGATTCATAATTAGACTCCTTTGTCTAAGTCTATTTATTCTTAACTGTTTTCTTCTTTGGCTTTTCTTCCGGGAACAAGTCGAGTTTTTCCCAAGGTAAGTATTCTTTTCCGAAGTGACCGTAATTTGTAGTCGCTCCGTATATAGGGGAAAATAGATCAAATCTATCAATGATGCCTTTAGGTGATAAGTCTACGTTATCTGTAATCCATTTAGTTAAATCTCTACTATCTCTATCACTTTCTACATAAACACTTGTTGGTTGTTCTACACCAATTGCATAACTTAATTGAATGTTAGCCCAATCTGCTTGTCCACTTGCTACAATATTTTTTGCAAGATAACGAGCCATATATGCCGCTGATCTGTCTACTTTAGATGGGTCTTTTCCACTAAATGCTCCTCCACCATGAGGCGCCATACCACCATATGTGTCTACTATAATTTTTCTACCAGTCAGACCTGAATCTCCGTCAGGTCCACCAATAACAAATCTACCTGTTGGATTAATTAAGTATTGCGTGTTTTCATCTAAAAGTTCTTCTGGTAATGTTTTCTGAATTACTTCTTGTATCTGTGCCCTCACAGTCTCTATATCGACCTGCTCTACGTGTTGTGTAGAACAAACTACCTTATCGATGCGTTTAACTGTGTTATCGTCATTATATTCTACAGTGACTTGTGACTTAGAATCAGGACCCAACCAAGGAAGCATACCATTCTTTCTAATAACAGAAAGCATTTCTACGATTCTATGAGAGTAATACAAAGGTGCGGGCATATATGTTTCAGTATCTTTAGTTGCATAACCGAACATGATACCTTGGTCACCTGCGCCAAATGTATCTGTACCTAATGCAATGTCAGGAGATTGTCCGTGCAACAGATTAGAAATTGTTAAATTGTTCCAATGAAATCCTTCTTGCTCGTATCCTATATTTTTTACTACTCTGCGTACAAGATATTCAACATCTAAACTATCGATTTGTCCTTTATATTCACCTGCAACTACTACTTGATTAGTAGTAACTAACGTTTCACAGGCACAACGTAGAGTAGGATCTTTATGTTGCATAAACGAATCAAGTATAGCATCACTGATTGCATCTGCAACTTTATCCGGGTGTCCTTCAGAGACACTCTCACTCGTAAAATAATAACTCATATATGGTCCTTTTAGTATATTGTATACTAATATTTAATACGAGTCAAGGGGTAGGTAGAAAAAGTTTTAACTAATTAAATCCCAGCAATCACAGTTACAATGAATAACTTGTTCAATTGCCTCATCTGCTGATTGAGGTGGTACAAACGGAGGAGGTGCAGTTGTTGGTCCACCACCGCCATCATTGTCTCCACCGCCACCACTTCCTGGCGTGAAGTCAGGTCCATCTCCGGGGTCGCCTTCATTACCTGGAGGAGGATCTCCGACTAAATCAGGAGGACCAGATGGAACTGTGGGTCCTACTTGAGGATTAGGATCCTTATTAATAATCGGATCGTAATTACCAGGACCTTCACCGTCTATAGGTTCAAAAACAGGATCAACATATTTACCCCCGGCTCCTGTTGGGGGAGGGCCGTCTGGACCATATGGTCGAGGCCAACTTGGGTTAGTAAATTGTACATCATCAACCTCAATACCTTCTCTTGCGCCTTCAACAGTTCCATTATTTACTAGAGTTCGATGAATATTGTTTGGAATAATATCTGGTATATTGTTGTTTACTGGTATGCCACAATTTGCTAGAGTTCTGTCATTGCGTTCTTGTCGTAATTGCGCCATAATATTTTGTCCTACATCGCAATTTCTATCTATAATAAGTTCTAGTGTTACTCTTGCTCCTATTCCTCGCGGTTGATTCCAATCTGAATAGTCCGGCATACTGTCAACAAAAGTTACTAAGTCTTGGTTACTATAAACAAAAGGATCTCTTGGAATTTCAACTCGTCCTAATGCATTATATCTACTGCGTTGCTCAACTTTCATTTGCTTACCTAATATTCTCCATTGAAGTTCAAGGGCGTTTAATGAATCTCTGTATGATGAGTTTGCAATACTAGAAATTTCTGAGTTGGCGGCATTAATATAATATTGCGTAACAGAATTATAATTATAACTAGATCCAAATGGTGAGTTAGTTCCGCCTGTAGGGGGTTGCCAACTATAAGTGCCTATTGGGGGATATTCAGGCTCTCCAATAACATCTACGTTGGCAACAGGGGCACCGTATCCTGGATTTGAATCTTGGTAGTTAGGATAAATACCACCTGGATCTTCAAAACCAACAGGTGGATCAGTTGGCTTTGGTATTCCAGAACCTTCCCAATTTGCGCCGGGGATGCCTGTAGCAAAATAAGTAGCAAAACCATCATAAACTTCTGCTCCTTGAACTCTTCCAAATGTCCCGGCGCCATTACTACCTGTTTGTGCATCATTTCTGCCTATAGCGCCGATATTAATTTTTGACCCGTCTGAATTAAATGTTGTATAATTAATAGTGACTGCTGGATCCGGAGCACCACCTCTTCCATATCCTCCACCGTCATTAGTTAGTGGGGTATATTCACCTTGACTTGGTTTAATTCTATAACCTGCCGCCCACAATGAAGGTTGCCATTGATTATCTGTGTACTGTTTAGGATCATATGGCTCACCAGTATCCGGATCTACGAGTACATAGAGATAAGGATTATAATCTGGTAGTGCAGGATCCGGTTGATAATCTCCATTGGGTTGATTTTGTACTGCGTCCCTAGTACCAGCAGTGCCAGAACCCATAGTACACGTATACTCTAATTCTAAAGTAATTGCGGCAGGTTCCCAAGATACTGCTAAAAATAGTTGTTGATATATTCTTGCTAAATCCGAACGAGGGCTAGTAACATTCTCTATTTCTTCATCACCTGCTAGATAGTCATAAATTTGATCCCATGGATAAGGATTACCTGACATACACCCAAAAAAGTCATCCATACGATAACTACCTTTCCAGCCAGATCCTAATCCCATTTGTTCTACTACTGTATCTACTAAAAGTTCGTTAACTGGTTTTTGTAAAGTATCAGCAGTTGCTACTGTACCGTTTGCCCCTGGTGTGTCTGTGGATAATATTTCTAAGAACTCTAAACAATCACCTAATTCACCAGGAGTTATTTGCTCAATATTACTAATTTGTAAAAAAGAATATCTAAGAGCGCCTGCGGCTAATGCTACTTGTGCAGGAAGAATTTCATTTTGGGATCCTAAATACGAATCATATCCTTTTGGCAAAGTTAATAGTGAACTAAAAGTTTGTCTTGCTGTGCCATCACTTGGATCTGGTTGTCCTTTTGTAAATAAAGTACCTACTCTGTCTCTAACTGTTGCAGTACCTATTGCATTATTAGTAGAACCATCCTCATTGTATATTAAGTAATATGTTTTTGAGCCTGTTGGTAAATTTAATGTATCATTATATAAAGGAACAGTTAGTGTTTTTCTAGCATCAAGGAACAAATACCAAGGATCTAATAAATCTGCTAAAGTTCGTACTTTTAAAAAATCATAGAATCCAGAATTAACATTACTAAAACCAATTCTAAAATTAAGAAAATAATTATTATCTGTTAATGATGATGCTACAACTTTTAAATTGTCTCCTGTTATAGTTAAAAAGGCTGTATATATTTTTCTTTCTTGTGCCGAAGTTCCAGATTTATTTTGTGTAGAAAGTTTTTTAATTTCATTAGCAGATAATCCGGCCGCGCCCAATGCTAAATTTAAATCTTGTGTTATTCCTCCGGCTTCATGTAATTGTTGCAATAGAGTTGACGGGAAGCCAAAACGATCAAGCCTTCTGAAATCAAAGATTTTTTGAATTTGTTTTAAATCATATGCAAGACCGTTAGTATACAAAGATACACCAGTTACATCTCCTGTAATAAGATCATTCATGTTACTAAATGACCCTGCTAAAAATTCTTCTGAGTTTGCCGCTGTGTTTACTGTATCATTAGTATATTGACAGTAACTAGCCGCTTCATTGAATGATCCACAAAAATCTTCGTAACGGGGCACTGCTTGACCTTCCTTACCGTTTTGTGCATGCCAGTTGAATTCATTATGTGCTTGTAGAGCATGACATCTAATCCATCCCCATTGAGTAATACTGCTGTTTGGGTTTGTATTAGTGTAGGGCAACCATGTGGCTTGTTGACCGTAATCTGTTTTACCAGTTACAGAATACCCTGCATTTGCTGGTCCGGCAAGTGCACCTGTAACTCCTTGTGCTTCTGCAAACTCAAGTGCTTTACAATTTGCTGTTGTGTTTGGTGTTGCTCCTGCCCATGATTCACTAGGATCTTCTGCAACATAAGTAGGAGGTTTAGCATTACCTAACGAATAACCTTCATTACCATTACCTGAAATTGAAATAATATTATTATAGGTCGATCCAGTTACATAACCTCTTAAATAAGCATCATTAATAGACCATACAAGCATTCTAAGAACGGTATTTCTTACAAGTGCACCAAACGTATAAGAACTATTTGATGTGCTTATTCCCATATAATATTCGGCATTTTTATTAATTTCGAGGCATCTATTTTGTAAGATACCTCCTAGCACGTTCATGCCTAATGGACTTTGTTTACCAGTATCAGCCATATATTATCCTAAGGAACAAAGACTGTCTCTGCGCCTTCTACAATTTTATGTTTGCAATCATTACCAGATCCTACTCGGAGTACTGGTTTACCTTCACAAAAAACTGTAGGGCTACCTTCAGTTGTCTTTGCATTTTTATGAGGCTTTTCATTTGGTTTAGGGTTGTGGGGAGTGATTTCACTTACATGTAAGCCGACAGGTTTCCCCTCACAAAACACAGTCTCGGAACCTTTTAAGATTTTACCGCCTGTAGTATTTTTATCTCCCTTTCGGCTCAGTTTGGCCATGTAACATTATCCTACTAATATTTTTTTCTCCGGTACAGTTACTCCGGTGGTCGCCTCTCTGTATTTGTCTTTAACTTCGTCTGCTGTTTCAGCAACAAGAGAAACACTAGTAGTATTTAGTCTTACGTTTTTCTTGGCATTTGCAGTAAACACACTAGGAACAAGTCCCATACCTTGTGGGCTAGGGGCAATTGATACTGGATCTTCTAAAACAAGTGTATCATCTTCTACTTCTACAACTTTTGATACAATCTCTTCACCACTGTTTATCTTTAGAGTATATACTCCACCTACTTTGACATCACTTAATATTGACATTATTTCTCCTATTATAAACTGTTAGTATTAAAAGTAATCATTTCTTCTTTTAGTTCCATAAATCCACCCACGTACTTGTCTCCTAAAAAGATTTGCGGCGCAGTTCGTGCATTAGGTACTACGGCTAGTAAGTCTTCTAGTGTATATCCATGTCCAATTTTCTTTTCTTCATACTCAATGCCTTTTTCTTCAAGCAATTTCTTTGCTTGATCGCAATAAGTGCAGTTGTCTTTGCTCCATACAATGGCTTTCATTCTTTCTCCTAGTTAGTTAAATGTTATATCTTTATTTAATGTGATATTACGATCAAATAATATTTTCTGGCTCTTACAACTCGGGTAAGGCTTCGTAATCAAGTGATTCTGACATAACTCCGATTACGTAGTTAGTTGATTCATTTTCTTGTAATGCTGTTTGCTTTTTGCTAGTATCACTGTGCTTGTTAAACCACGGAATAGGACTTGCTTTTGGTGCAGGTTCGTTATATTTTATACCGATTACTTTAAGTGATTCTAGTGCTGTGTAGTCTACAAATTCTTTAAGAATGTTTGCGTTCAGACCGATCACAGGACCTTTCTGAAACAAGTAATCAGCCCATTCTTTTTCTTCTCTAATTACATCCATATACATAGCATACACTTCTTGTTCACATTCTTTTTGTGCTTTTAAGAATCGTTTGTCTTCTTTTACTACTTGATTGATGATCCAGCCTGTCCACCCTTTATGTAGCAATTCATCTTGTAAAATTAATGAAATGATATTACCATTACCAATAAAGATTTTGTTTTCTACCATTGCCAGTGATGTAGCAAATGATACCATAAATCTTAATGCTTCTAAAGCATAACTTGCATGTAATGCCATCCAAATTGCTTTAATATGCTCATGTTCATCAATCTTGTGACCCATTTCTTTTTTGCAATTAATCTGATGTAGTGCTTCATAGTATTCGCCCACACTAGATGCCATGTCTGCGATTTCTTTAGTATCATGGATAGTATCAAAGATGTCCTTAGGTACATTATAGATGTTTCTAATGATGTGACTGTAAGAACGTGAATGAATGTTAGTCTCAAAGAAAGACCAATTGTAACATAATGCTTCTACTTCAGGTAGACTTACTACAGGAGTAAAAACTTGTGCAGGGCCTCTACCTTGTAAACTATCTAATGCAGTCTGCCTTAATAGATTAGCAGTAAAAATATGTTTAACCGCATCACTAGCATCTTTAAAATCAGATGCGTCCTTTGTTAAACTAATTTCTTCTGGTATCCAAAAGAAACCTCTAGCAGTTTCTTCAAAGTTTGCTATCTTATCATATTTTACTTCTTCAAATCTTTGGATAGTTACAGGACCTGATGGATCCAAAAACATAGTGCTATCTAAATAATTTGTTTGTTTTGCCAAATCATATTGTTCTTTACTCATAATTAACCCTTATAATTTACATGCTTCACAGTCATCATCATCAAATGCTGGCTCGTCAATGTATTGTTTTGCTATTTCTACTATTTGTTCATCTTGTCTTTTGACTCCTGCTTTATTTATTAAAGAATAATAAAAAGTCTTAAGTCCCCATTGATGTGCCTGCATTAAGTTCTTTGCGATCAGTGTTGTAGGCACTTTCTGATCTTTAAAATGTGCTGGATTGTAAAATGTATTTGTTGATATGCTTTGATCTACATAAGCCGCTAATACTGCCGCAGTCTTTAAATATGCATCACAATCTTGTTGCTCCCACATCAATTGATAAGAATTTCTTACACGTTTGATATGATAGTCTGGTACTACTTGTGTGAGTGATCCTGCTTTACTTTCTTTAACAGAGATTAAACTCATTGGCATTTCAATACCGTTTGTAGAATTGATAACTACACTAGATGATTCTACTGGAGCAATTGCCATCAAAGTTGCATTTCTGACACCATGTTCTTTCATTTCTTTTCGTAATGCTTCCCAATCACACTCTGGCTTAAAGTTTGCTAGTTTATTAACACCTTTTGCTCTACGTTCCCAAGGGAACTTACCTTTACCATACCATGTCTTATCACTATCTAAACATTTACCTCTTTCTTTTGCTAGTTCTACTGTTGCTTCAGTTAAGAAAAATGCTTGATGTTCCATCCAAGTTTTAACATCTTGTAGTGCATCTTTGTCACCATATATGTAGTCACGTTTTGCATGCCAATATGCTAAATTAGTAACACCAATACCCAAAGGTTGTATTTCATCGTTACTTAATTGACTCTGAATCGATAAGAAATCTTGGTAATCTAAGATATTACACAAACTACGTTGTAGTACACGACATGCTCTACGCATGTCCTCAGGGTTTCTGAATGCTCCCCAGTTGATCGATCCCAATGTACACAATGCAATACGTCCCTCATCGTCATCTAAACGTTTAAAAGGCTTTGTAGGTAATAATATCTCACAACATAGATTGCTTTGATAAATTGGATGTTCAGTAGTATCAAACGGACCTTGGTTAGATACGTTGTCTACATACACTAAGTAAATTCTTCCTGTATCTGTTCTTTCTTTTAATACACCAGATTTAAATACTTCTTCTGCTGACATTACTTTCTTACTGAGGCTACGGGACCTTTCATATTTGAGATACAGTTCCTCAAATTTAGCAGTATCTGAATAGAATGCTTCATACAAATCAGGCACTTCGTTTGGATCAAAGAATGTAATGTTTTCTTTGTTTTTAAAACGTTTCCAAAAGAATGCATTAAGACATACGCCATAATCCATATGTCTTACTCTTGTTTCTTCAGTACCTTGATTGTTCTTTAGTACGATTAAATCATCAAATTGATGATGCCAAATAGGATAAAAGACTGTAGCACTAGCATTACGAATGCCACCTTGTGAGCATGAACGTAAGTCTCCGAACCACTTCTTTAAGAAGGGTATCATTCCCGTATGCATGATCTCTCCGCCTCTTATAGGCGCTCCTAGGGGTCTTAAACGACCTATTTCAAGACCTATGCCAGCACGTTTACTAGCATACTTAGCCATCATTTCACCTGATGCAAAGATACTATCTAAGTCATCATCACTTTTAATTAATACACAAGAACTGAACTGTTTAGTAGGTGTTCCTAATCCAGCAAGTACAGGAGTTGCTAGTGTAAATAACCCATCACTAGCACAGTTATAATATTCTTTAATATATTTCATTCTTGCTGATAAAGGTTCTTCTTTATGAAATACTGTTGCGGCCGCAATCATATATCTAACTTGCGGAGTTTCATATATCTGTCCTGTTGATCTGTTTCTGACTAGATATTTACCTATCATTTGTTCGATGGCGGCATAAGATAGGTTTTCATCTTTCTCGTGGTTGATGATCTTTTCCATTTTGTTCCAATCATCTTCAGAATACCACTCAAGCAAGTCTGTAGTATATAAACCTGATTCTATATTCTTCTTAACAATTTCATATAGATGAGGTGGTTGATAGTCTCCGTATACATCTTTACGCAACATAGATAAACGTTGTTTGCCGGCTACAAATTGATAATTAGTATGGCCTGTTTCTGGTGCTTGTTCTTCATCGATTAAATCAACGATAGCACGTAAAGTAAGCCCATCAATTTCTCTTGTAGTAATACCGTCAAAGAAGTGTGGTTGTGATGTGATCTCAATCATTGATTGTGATACATCTGATACACCTTCACATACTTTTGCTACTTGGGCTTGCCACTTTTCTAACTCTAATTCTACTACCTTTCCTGATCTTTTAGTGACTTTAATGTTCATTCTTTACCTAATTTATTTTGTTATATAACACCTGCATGTCAATGTTTTTGACATTTCTGAAATCTGACAGCACAGTATTTACTACCGAATCTGGCCAGTAATTCAACACATATTTTGCGTTGTCTACCAGGACTAATACTACTTCTGTATCAGTATAATCTATTGCTGAACACAAGTCAACATCTTTTATACCCAATATTGCCAAAGTATAAATGTTGCCTAATGCACGTGCCCAAAAACAATAGTGATTGTCATGTAAAAGTTGCCATGGATTAGGCCAATCTTTTATATCATGTGGATGTAGATAGTAGTTATTTAGTGGACATTGTTGCCAAAACTTATCTACTTCAATACAAATTTCTTCTAATTCTGAATCTTTTAATGATCTTCTTAATTCATACCATTCTGCCAATCTGGTATCAAAATTCATAGTAAAAGTATTCATACATATACTTATCTGTGGCCGAATTAGTGAACAAATTCCATATATGGAAAGAGAGTCTTTCGACTCTCTCTACATGTTAAGTGTGACTTAACGATTCTAAGGTAGTTAGAATTAGTTTTTACCTACTAGAACTTCGACTACACCTTCTGGTGTATCACCGTTGTAGGCTGAAATTGCTTTACCGATAATTGTACCTGGCTTAACATTATCTTCATCAACTGGGCGACATCCATATCCTGCTTCTTCAGAGGTTACGATTAGATCACCTTTGTTGATAGGTCCTATAACTTTACATGGTACACGTCCAATCAATGCTAGTTCTACAACAAACTCGCCTTCGCCCGCAGAACATTCTGCGTTATAGACTTGAGCAGGATTAGTTGTAACAATACCTGCTACTGCTGAACATCCATGTGCTCCTGTTGTTGATAATTCTGCATCTCCGCCGAATACTAATACTGTTCCTGGCTCATAATCTCTATCTGCTGTGTATTTCTCCGCCAAGTCAGCATATGTTGCGTTAAGAGTTGAACCTGATGTCAGTGTATAGTCACCAGTAATTGTACCTGCTGTTGCCGCTGATCCTGTAGTGATCGTAGTAGACTGCATTGTACCAGCATTCATAGTTCCTGAAACAGTTAGTCCTGTTAAAGTACCTGTACTTGTAATGTTGGGCTGTGCCGCAGTTGTTACAGTACCTGCTGTAGTTGCTGATCCTGCACTTCCTGCTGAACCTGAAACGTTAATTCCCCATGTACCTGATGCTCCTGTACCGTCTACACCTGGTGCACCTACTGAGTTATAAGAAATAGTTCTTGCAGTTCCACCATCGTATGATGTTCCTGAGGCTGCACCTGATCCACCGTTGTTGAATGTTACTGATTCATCTACACTACCTGCTGTAGTTGCTGAACTTGCTGAACCAGTGACTGATCCTGCGATAGGATTAGTAACAGTTAGTCCTGATAGAGTACCAACAGAAGTAATGTTTGGTTGTGCGGCACTTGAAACAGTTGCGGCATAACCTGTTGTGTTTTGGTTAAGAGTTGAAACATACGCCGCTCCAATTGCTGTACCTTCCCATACACCTGTATCGATTGTACCGACTGATGTTAGAGATGAGTCTACAACACTTGAATTAAGAACTGTACCAGTTAGTACTCCTGCTCCTGCAGTAATTTCAACGTTAGCCGCCGCTGTCAATTGACCTCTTGCGTTAACTGTGAATGTTGCATTATGAGTACCGTTACCATATGATGCGGCTGATACTGCTGTGTTAGTTATTGAGAACTCTGAACCACTTAGTGTAAGACCAGTTCCTGCTGTATATGTACCAGCACCTGAGAACTGTACGAATGTAATAGGATCAGTACCAACTGTTGATACTGGATCTGTGTTAACAAAACCAGAGTCATTTAAGACTGTACCTGTTGATACGAATGTAAAGTCTCCACCTGCTATCTCAGTTGGTGTATCAAAGTCATCTGCTCTTGTTAGAACTGTAGATGATGTTTTAACATAGATACCGTTGTGTGCTGTATTGGATTCGTCTTTAACAAGAATTCTTTCTCCATTAGAGAATGATTCGCCGTCAATTGTATCAAAGTTACCAGAAGATGTTGTTAATGTTGCTCCAACACCTGCTGTTCCGTTATTATAAGTGATCGTTCCACCAGTGATAGATGTTAATGTTCCTGTAGTACCGACATCACAAGGAGCATGTACTGCTAAGCCTTGTGCAACATCATCAACATACTGCTTAGTAGCGGCATCTGTTGATGCAGTTGGTGTTGCTAGTTCTGTAATTCGTGCTGAGTTTACATCAACTGACCCAGAGCCTGTTGTTACTAATGAGATAGGCTGATTAGTTCCAATTGCTGTAATTGTGATTCCGCCTGTTTTACCGATGATGTCATCAGTTACAACGTTTGCTGTTGTATCAACGTTACCTGTAGTTGTTACAGCACTTAAAGTACCTACTGAAGTAATATTTGGTTGTGCGGCTGTTGTTACAGTACCTGCTGTAGTAGCAGTTGCTACTGTACCACTTACATTAGCGGCTACGACATTTGATAAACCACCTGCATCACCTGTAAACACTCCTGTGTTTGCTGTGATTGCTGAAGCAGTAATTGTACCGTTAACACCTAATGCACTTAATGTACCTACTGACGTAATGTTTGCTTGTGCGGCTCCTGATACTGTTCCTGCTACTGAAGCAAGTGCTACTGTACCAGAGACATTGCCTCCTGCTACTGAATTTGCTACTTCTGCGAATGGAACTTCACCAGAAACGTTAGCGCCTGCAACTGCGTTAGCAGATGTAGCACTTGTTGCTAATGCAACTGCACCTGATACATTTCCACCTGCAACTGCGTTTGCTGTTGCGGCAAATGCTACTTCACCTGTTACGTTTCCACCAGCAATTGATGATAAGTTAGCGCCATCACCTGATACGTATGTAAAGACACCACCTGTTCCGTTAGTATTACCTGATGTGATGTTTCCAGTTACTGCTAATGCACCTAATGTGCCTACAGAAGTGATGTTAGTTTGTGATGCAGTACCTAATGTACCGTTTAATGTTGTTGCTGTTACAGTCGGTGCTGATAAAATGTTAGTATCTTTGTCGAATGTAAATGTTGAATCTGCTCCGAAGTCATTGTCATCATTAAAAATAACTTGTGTATTTGAACCTGCTGGCTGTTGAAAGTCAACTGGTGCTCCGTTTGCATAATAATAGTTGTCTGTTTTAATACCTGCTGTTGCAGTAATATTACCTGTTACGTTTAAGTAACCTGTTAAGAAGATATTTGCTTTACCTGTTGAACTGAATTTTAGGGCGCCTGCGTTATTGTCTACCAATCCCCATTCTGCTGAACTTTCGATAGTACCAATTCCACCTGCCGCTAGATATAAAGCATAGTTGTTAACACTTGATCCTTGGGCTTTACCATATAGACCAACGTTCATACCGCCTGAGTGAGTTGCGCCTGCAATACCTCTTACACCAACTGATGCTCCTGTATCTCCTGAAGCATCTACAAGACCTTCACCAAATACACCTGTACCTCTAGTTGCGCCTGCTGTTTCACCGTAACCCATAACACCGACACCTGGGATGCCTGTATCAGTTGAGTCACCTTTTGCTTCACCTACAACACCAATATGACTACCTGATGCGGCGCCTGTGTTGTCTGCGGCGAATATTGCAATTGCATTTCCAAAATCTGCTGAAGAACCAGTACCACCTACGAGACTTGTTACTGTACCAACAGAAGTAATGTTTGGTTGTGCGGCTGTTGTTACTGTACCAGCAGTTGTTGCCGCTGTTGCTAATGCTACAGTTCCTGAAATGTTTGCGGCCGGGAGTGCTGATAAGCCTGCACCTGAACCAATGAATACGTTACCGTGAACGTTACCAAATTTATTAACTGTAATAACTTCTGATGAGTTAGTAACGTCTTCACCAAAGATAAATTCTGATGCTGAGTTATCCCAACCCATAAATGCTACTAAGGCTTCACTATCATAGTATTGTAGATCAACACCACGATCTTTACCGTCGTCTGAAGTAGGGGCCGCGCCGTTTGCACCACCACCTAAATTGATTATTGGATCTTCAACAGTCATATTATCTACGTTAGTTGAAGTTGTTGTGCCGTTAACTGTTAAGTTACCAGTGATAATTGCATTACCTGAGAATGCCGCGTCTACACCTGCAACTTCTCCTGTTGCAGAGATATTTCCTGTTCCGATGTTTCCTGAAACTGTTAGTGCTGATAGGGTACCGACGGTAGTAATGTTAGTCTGAGCGGCAGTTCCAAGTAAACCGTTTAGTGTAGTCGCAGTAACTGTGGGTGCTGATAGGGTATCAGTGTCTTTATCAAATGTAAATGTTGCGTCTGCACCAAATTGAGAATCGTCATTAAAAATAACTTGAGTGTTTGCGCCTGCTGGTTGTTGTAAGTCCCATGCAACGCCGTTAGCATATAACAGATTATCTGTTAAAACTCTAGTCGCCGCAACGTTT